TTATGACAGTTTCTTTTGTTCTATCGCCTGTTCAAAAATATCAACAGAACGGTTTGCCATCGCTTCTGTATCATGTACATAGGTTTGCAGGGTGGTTTGAATGTTGGCGTGTCCCAAACGGGTTTGAACGTCCTTTACATCTGCCCCCGATTCAATCAAAATCGTTGCATGGGTATGCCGCAAAGAGTGATAATCAAACGCAAGCAACAGTTCATCGTGAACGATTCTGGAGCAGTGTTTGAAAGTATTCGTTGATGTGTACTGCCCATTTTCCGCAATGCAGACCAGCTTGACCCGTGGGAGCGCAGATTGTAAGCACTTCTGAACTGGTACGATTCTTTGCATTTCGTTGCCCTTTTCATCCAGTTCTTTCTTGATTACATGAATCGTGTAGTATTCACCATACTTCAATTCATTCTCCAGCTGGATGGTGCGTTCCTGTTTCAACGCTTGATACAGCGTTTCACCAAACTTGACCGTTCTGCTGGAAGATTGCGTTTTGGGCGTGGTAAAGTACCACGATGAGCGAAATTCTTTTTTGCCTTTCTTCTCTATCACCTTGCGAACGTCTGCCCCAAAGTTCCGCACAACAACTTGTTTGTTTACTGTCAATTCCCGTTTTTCAAGATCAATATCATCCCATGTTAAGGCAAACGCTTCTGAAATGCGCAACCCGGTATAAAAGCCGATCATCAACGGAATATGAAACCGTGATCCAGCCGGGAAGCGTTCAATGATCCTGTTCCAATCTTCCATTGTAAGCACAATGCGTTCACGGGGCTTACGCTCTATCTTGGGGAACTTCACATAGCGCATGGGGTTTGCAGAAAGGTAGTGCATGGGTTCAACCGCATAATCCAAAGATGCACCAAACACAGACAGAATACCGACAACCGAACTTTTTGCTAGACCGTTCAGCTTCAGACTGTTGGCGTACTCTTGCAAGATTGCCGAAGTAATAGCCTTTAACCGATACTGCCCGTACTTGGGCTTCAAATGCCCCTCTATGATTCGTAAGTAATTTACTTGGGTACTGTACTTCAGATTCGGCTTGCAGTACAGATCATACCACTGATCCAGATAATCCGACACGGTGATTTCAGACGGTGTAAAGACTGCCCCGGCGTTATTGTATTCATTGATTGCCTTGGCAAGTGCGGTTTCAGCTTCTTTCTTTGTCTTAAAGCCGCCTTTTTCTCTTTTTTGCCGTTTACCGTCTATCTTTCCTAAATCGAAATAGTAAGACCATGTTGCCCCACGTTTTCTTGTTCCGCCTGTCATAAGTATACCTTTCCTTTCGTTGATTTTTGAATCATGGAATGGTATACTTACACATAGACCACTTCACGATTCTTTGCAGGTTTCTTGATTTGGTTGCTTTCGGAATCCCTGTCTATTGCAGTAGGCGGGGATTTCTTTTATATACAAGCGTTTGCGTTAAGCAAGGAAAAGAATACTCTCGCCCCACAAAAACGCCGTACAACGCTTATATGCGCCATTTCCGGCCATCACTTGCAGATGATAGCCGGATGTGTTGAGCCGTTGCCCTTTACAGAGGGTGACGGCTTATTTTTTGTTCTGCTGTTGCTTTTTCCATAAAAATGAAAAAAGCAAATCTCCCGTGGATGATTGAAGTTGATCGTACTCCTTACCAGACAAAACCACAGAAATACCATTTCCAGTAATCACATACGAACACAATGTACTTTCCTCTTGGCTTCCATCTAGTTCTTCTTTAACTGCATACCCTAGTGAACGAAGATAGTTTTGAAAGCTGTTATACTCTGCATATTGCTTTCCTGCATCTGGATTTTTAAGATCAAAGTATTCTACTCCCATTAGTTCAAATGCACTTACTCCTAAGGCCGATGCAATTTTTTCAACAGTTTCCAACTTTGGATTTTGTTTTCCGTTCTCATACTTTCGTATGTTGGGTTCAGCTATTCCACAAATTTCCCCTAATCGTTTTTGAGTAAGCCCCCTTTCCTTTCGGATTCTCTTGATATTTTCATTAACTGTCAATGTCAAATCACCCTCTTTCTGAACTAGTATAACATATACATTCCAGAAAGAACAGCTTGAAAATAATCTCTTTCAGGTATTGACAGCGCAATAACAAGCTGTTACAATGATAATAACAGATAAAAAACAATCTGTCAAGCATATTCGCTGTATCGGTACTGCAATGCTGATACAGAATAAAAAGAGAGGTGAACCGATTTGAAAGTTAATTTTCAAAAGTTGCAGATTGCATTAGCGACCGCCTGCATGAATCCTTATGATCTTTGCAAAGAGATCAGCATTCAATACCAGACGTACAGGAGAATTGCAACGGGAAGCAACTGCAAACCCGCAACTGTTGGCAAAATCGCTAAGGCTTTGAATGTACCTGTAACTGATCTCATTGAAAATGAGTGAGGGATTCCGAAAGCAACTAGAATTTACTGCAAAGAAAGAAGGGAGATAATTGTTCTTTCGCGGATATGTCGAAACCAAAGATAAACAGTGCGTGGAGAAGTTCAAGGGCAGGACGGACTTTAAGACCTATGAACAGGTGAAGTCTTTACCAGAGTTCGCCGGGATTCTGGCAGAAGATACGATCCTTGTTGATTTGGACGATGGGGAAAGTTCGGATGTTCTGTTCAAAGTTGTTCAAGATTATTCTTTGAACTGCCGCGTTTATCGTACCACGCGGGGCAAGCACTTTCTGTTCAAAAATAGCGGCGTGGGCGGCTGTAAGACCCATTGCACCCTTGCAATCGGCTTGAAAGCTGATATTAAGGTGGGCGTGAAAAGTTCCTATGAAGTGCTTAAATACGGCGGTGTAGAGCGTGAAATCCTCTATGATACCGCCGAAAATGAGCAAGCGCAACCGCTCCCCCGGTGGCTGTTTCCCGTTCGTAGCAAGATGGCGTTTCTTGATATGGAAGAGGGGGACGGACGAAATCAAGCCCTGTTTAATTACATTCTGACCCTGCAAAGTAATGATTTTACCGTGGAAGAAGCACGGGAAACCATTCGGATCATCAATAAGTATGTGTTGAAAGTTCCTCTGTCAGACAGCGAGATTGAAACTATCTTGCGGGATGATTCGTTCAAGAAACCCGTTTTCTACAACGGTAGCACGTTCTTGTTTGATAAGTTCGCTATCTTCCTGAAGAACAACGCCCATATCATCAAGATCAATAATCAGTTGCACATTTACAAGGACGGTATCTATACCGCTGGATATGGCGAGATTGAAGCCGCCATGATTAAGCACATCCCCGATCTAAACCGTGCAAAGCGGTCTGAAGTCGTTGATTATCTTGATCTGCTGATCCGGGACAACACTAAACCAGAGGACGCGCACCTGATCGCGTTTAAGAATGGCCTGTATAACATCATTGATGGTTCTTTTGTGGGCTTTACCCCGGAACACATTATCACCAATAAGATTCCTTGGGACTATACGCCGGATGCAACTTGCCCTTTAGTGGACAATGTGTTGAACCGCCTTTCCTGCAATGATGCGGAAATCCGCGCTTTACTGGAAGAAGTAGCTGGAGCGTGTCTATACCGCGATAACAAGTTAGGCGGCGGCAAAGCCGTAATTCTGGTAGGCGATAAGAGCAACGGCAAATCAACCTATATCGAAATGCTTCACGCCATGCTTGGAGATAAAAATATATCAACCCTTGATTTCAAAGAACTTGACGATAGATTTTCAACAGCTATGTTGTTCGGTAAGTTGGCAAATCTTGGCGATGATATTTCGGATTCTTTCAAAGAAGATGTTGCTATTTTTAAGAAGATTGCAACAGGCGAAAGCATTAAAGCCGAAAATAAAGGCAAGGACGCTTTCCAATTTATCCCCTATGCAAAGTTGATTTTTTCAGCAAACAACATTCCCCGTATGAAAGACCCCACCGGGGCGGCTATGCGACGACTTCTCACAATCCCGTTAAACGCTAAATTTTCAGAAAATGATCCCGATTATGATCCGCAAATCAATGTAAAGCTGACCCAACAAGAAGCAATGGAATATTTTATCCTGCTTGCGATTGGTGGTTTGAAGCGTGTACTAAAAAACAAGCACTTTACTGTTTCTCAAAAGGTACAGCAAGCTAAAACCGATTATGAGCAGGAAAACAACCCTATCTTAGCTTTTATTGAGGACTGCCGGAGCGATAACGGAGATGTTGAGGGCATTTACAATGAAGCAACACGAGAAGTTTACATCCGCTATGATGAGTTTTGCATTAAAAACAACTTTCGCCCTGTGAATCGTCTGACATTTTCAAAACAGCTCAATATTTCAGAAGATGAATTGAAGTATTTGAGAGATATTGCCGAACAGGAAGTAATAAACCGCTTTACGACTGCTGAAATCACCATCAATCAGAGCAACGAAAACCATATTACGAATGGTATGGATTTGGACGGTGTTATTTCTGCTATGGCAGAGGGTTTGGCGGAAGCAATCGACACAGCCGCAGAGGGAATCCACGAATAACAACCATCGTTACATCTTTTTTACGGGGAACTGTGCATCACTTGTACAGTTCCCCTATTTTAATGAACTTTAACCGAAAGGGGAATTTTGCACGATGATTAAAGCGATGCAAGCGGCACAGAAAGCCGCATGAAAGGCCATAGAAAGCACCTACACAGGTGTTATGACGGTATCAGAACGGCAATCCGTTAAAGACCCTAACACCCATATTACCAGTACAAAAGAAGTCGTTGTGTTGGAGAACCAGCCTTGCAAGCTGTCTTTTGAAACCATTGCCGTCACAGTCCAGACCGACACGGCGGCGACACTCTCGCAGGGCGTTAAAGTGTTCCTGTCGCCGGATGTTTCCATCAAGGCCGGATCAAAGTTGACGGTAACACAAAACGGTGTTACCACCGCTTACAAATCAAGCGGCGTTCCCGCTGTATATCCCACCCATCAAGAAATTATGTTGGAACTGTTCACAAAATGGGCTTGACCTCTTGAGAAAAACGCACTTTTGAAAGTTAATTTTCAAAGGTGCGTTTTTTAGTATATGATGTTATCATCTAAGCTAAGATAGCCTAACTCATATACATCTTTCTTTTTCTGCAAACAATCCCGGATGATCTCAACAGCGTTTTCCGGGGGATTCGGATAGCTTGGGAATGTATCACCAAATGCACGGTAATAGCTTTTCATAGCCCTTATAAGCCCATCATCCTGCACACAGTCGGGATGATTCATGTATTCTTCAAACTCTTTGCGTACATCTTCCGGGGCATCATCCGTCAAATGCCAGTTATCTGGCTCATTCACAAAATACGGACTTGTGTAAAAATCGGGCATCGGCATCATTTTATATTGTCCTCTTGACGATCTTTGAAGAAGTCCGCCCATTCGGGGTTTTCTTTATCAAAAATCTGTTTCTGTTCCGGGGTTAAGGCTTTGGGGTAATCAGCGAACATATTGAACACGGTCTTTTTGTCGAAACTAAAAAGCCATTCGCCCACACCGTCCGGCGTGTCTTTCCACCAAATAACGTCCGTAGGATTGTTTTTATACCAGTTATCGGACACTCTAGCCCATGTTTCTTTTACAAGCGTCCCATCCGCTTTACACTCACGGATAACAATGCTTGTTTCCTTGCCCTCATCAACTTCATTGTTTTCGGCATCCAAAAAATGAAATTCGGCGTAATCACCGCCAAAAGGAGTTTTACCGTCAATGCGTTTCAT